CAAAGTCGTTGCCATTACTTGGACTTGACTTTGGACACCATGCGTGACAAGATCTTGCGTATCAAACAGATTGCCAAGGACGGTGTGCTGTTTGAAGGTTACGACTTTGAGCCCGAGACGCAAGACGCAATTTTTGAGTTCATGGAAACAAACCAGGCTCGCTTGCGTGAAATGAGCTTGCGTATGGCATTGAAGATTGCTGACTTGCGTAAACTCAGCGAAGGTAACTGGAAGCGCCTGGCAGAAACCACTTGCATGAAGGCAGCATAATGGCCTGGGTAGCCGTAATTGCAGCATTGTGTTGCGGCTACCCATGGGTGGCAGCGTTCATTGTATTAATGATTGTTTGTGGTGTAATATGAATCTAGCAGTTGAACAAATAATCTGGATGCTGGGTAATGCTTTTCTCGCAAAGGTCAGCTTTGATAACAACAGCAATTTTATGGGTTGGTTTTGTTTGGTCATGAGTGCCTGGTGTATGGCCAAAGCCTTGGTTTTTATCTTTTAAGGAAACAGTATGTACGAGATCTGGGATGGTGATTTGTTTTTGTATACCGTGGATACCGAATACGAAGCTGATGAAGCTGCGGAAGCTGGGTTTCAAATTCAACGCAATACCAAGTGAGATTTTGGGCTAGTCCCAAATAGAGTCGCAGTGAATTTCTAGCCCGGCGACTCTTTCATGACAGGTGCTATTTTGGCACCTGTCTTTTTGACTATCGCATTTGTTTATGTTACTATATACTATATGAAAAGATGCACAATTAAAATAAGCGATGAGGTTAATATCAAAATTGAAGGGTTAGATCTTGACACTCGCAGAGATCTAGTAAAGAAATTCAAATATGATGTGCCCTACGCACGTTATCTACCAGCAGTGAGACTGGGGCGCTGGGACGGCAAAGTGGCATACTTCCAACTAGGCGGCAGCACTTATGTAAACTTATTACCCGAGATCATACCTGTACTAGACAAACACAATTACGATATTGAGCTAGATGATCAGCGCACCTACACCACCACATTTGAATTTGATCAGGTACATGAACAAACCTATGCTCACAAGATGTGGCCTGCAAATCATCAGATGGCAGGCAAACCTATCACCATGCGAGACTACCAAGTTGAGATCATCAACAACTTTTTAACTAATCCACAATGCTTACAGGAAGTGGCTACCGGCGCAGGCAAATGTTTGTCAGGGGATACTTTATTGACGATTGGCATTGATGAAAATACTCCTTTTGGCAGATTTATAATAAATAAATTACAACAGGAGCAGGATAATGATGTTACATCAAATAATGGATAATTTTAAAGAAAAAAGCTGGTTACGATTATGCACCTTAAACAAAATTGACAAATGGGATATTATTGCTATATCAGGGAAGCCGGTGTTTTCGAGTAAATTGTTTATTGGAAAAGCGCCGCCGATTTCTACCAAGTTGTGCTATCATTGTAATACTCAATTTGATCTCGGCATATACAAAGGTAATTATATTGCAAAGAAAAATTGTCAATGCGGGCACGATGGCACAAACCAAATGACTTTACAAAAATTAACTTGCTTCTATTCTACTGCTGCCGCCATTGGCATTATAAATTCAGTAAACTTAGCTAAAAGACAAGGCCTACAAAATACAATTGAATATTGGGTTAGTAAGGGATATTCAGCAGCGGCCGCCCTTATTAAGACTAAAGAAGTTCAAAAAGATAGATCGTTGAAATCACCAGCTGCAAAAAAAGGTGCCCATGGATATTCTATCAGGACCATCGAATATTGGATCAAAAAAGGGCTTACGCACGAAGAAGCTACAAAGAAGGTTAGCAAAGTGCAAGTTACAAATGGGTTAGATTTTTATACATCTAAGTATGGTAGCAACGGTAAAGAGATGTTTAATGCCCGTATTAGACAGTGGCTTGATTCGGATGGTAATAAAAGAATGATAGCAAATCGTAGTAAAAAGTCTGTAGAATTATTTGAACAACTCAAAATAGGTTATTATGGTCCAGATGAAAAAACAGTCCGCGGAAAACAAAAGGTTCATCGTGTAGATTTTTTATATGGTAAAAAAATTATAGAATACTACGGTGACTACTGGCACGGGAATCCCCAAATATATACAGGTAATGAAATGATACGAAAAAAGAAAGTCAATGATGTTTGGCTACATGATTCGAAGAAAGTTCGAGATTTAGAAGATAACGGTTATACCGTAATGATCGTTTGGGAAAATGATTACATATCCAGCCCAGAAGAAATACTACAAAAGTGCCGGGACTTTATTAAATGATAATTGAAATACCAATCGGAAAACTTTGTGAATATATTGAGGAATTCAATGCCACACCCTTAATAGATAACCAAGAAGTATCAGTAGATAATTTTGGACTAACTGTTCCTGCGTTAGATAAAAACGTAAAAGTGAACTCCTTCATAAAGAAGTGTGATTTGCCAATGGTTGAGTTGGAATTTGATAACGGATATTCAATACGTGTAGCAAAGAATCATATTCTACAACAGCACGGCAGTGATATTTTCGCCAAGCAATTAACCATTGGATCAACAGTAGATCATTTAACCGGCAGCATAACGATTACTAACATACTCAAGACAGCCAACGAAAATTGTTTTGATATTTCAATTGACAGCCCTCATTTATATTATGATGCCAACGGATTAATACATCATAATACCATTATGACAGCAGCATTAAGCGATGCAGTCAGCAAGTATGGTCGCAGCATTGTTATTGTACCCAACAAGAGTCTTGTTACACAAACAGAAAAAGACTACATTAACATAGGACTAGATGTAGGTGTATACTTTGGTGATAGAAAAGAATATGGTCGCAGTCATACCATCTGTACTTGGCAAAGCCTAAACAATCTCATGAAGAACACCAAGAATGGTGAAGCAGAAATAACTATTCATGAGTTTATACAAGATGTGGTGTGCGTGATTGTGGACGAATGTTTTGCGGCCGATAGCAAGGTACTAACTCCCACCGGTTATGTGGCAATCCAAGACGTACAGGCCGGCGACAAAGTTATTAATTATTCAGAGTCTACAAAGGAATTTAAAGTTGACACCGTAGTCAAACAGCATAAGAATTTAACTAACTCTGCTAGTGAAAAAATGTATGAACTCAAATTTGATAATGGGGTTAAAATACAAGTAACAGGCAATCATAAATTTCTAACTACTACGGGCTGGGTACGTGCTGATGCGTTAACTGAGCAGCACGAAATTATAAATAAAACATAAATACATATAACTAAAGCGGAAGTGTTTATGAAAAAAACAGCCAGGCAAATGATGGACCAGCTTAATGCCAAACTGATCGAGCATAACCAGCAAGCCAGGGTTGCTGAATACTCAAGTGCGAGCATTAAACTGGTCTCCGGAACATTACTCAGTGGACCCGAAAAAGTTAAATTTTGTAAAAGATTGCTGAACCAAAAAACCAAACTGTGGATCAATAATATTGATAACTTATTAAACGGGACCAAGACTGTTGGCGAAATTAAAAGTGTATTGTCGTCTATTGGCGGCAAAGCAGTTCAAAACAAGTACGGCGAACATATTAGGAAAAACCTAAACACCGGGAGGCCGCACAACGCAGGCACCAAAGGGCAGAATATAGGCACATTGGGCCCAATATCACAGGCTGTTAAAGATAAAATAAGTCTGCGTAACGCAGGGGCGAATAATGGAATGTTTGGTAAAAAAATGTCCGATGAAGATAAGCTAATGAGATCAAATCTGATGCGTGATAAAATACTCAAAGGCATCTTTACTCCTAACAGCAATAATAGAAATACTCACTGGAATGTAACTCTGGACAATAAAAAATATAGATCAAGTTGGGAGGCATTGTATCAATACATTAACCCAACTGCTGAGTACGAAGCACTCCGAATAGAATATAATTTTGCTGGCAGTAGAAAGATTTATATTGTAGACTTTATAGATCATATTAACAAGGTAGTAGTTGAAATCAAGCCAAGAGAGTTATGCGTAGGTGAAAAATTTAATGCAAAAATACAAGCATTAACATCATGGGCAAATAGTAACGATTATTCAGTGTTGATTGTTACTAAAGAGTGGTTACAAGAACAAACGGTTGTGGTTGGTTACGATAGATTTGACAAGAACACGGCAAGTAAAATTAAGGCATTATATGAAACTAATCAAAAAAACAGAAATTAAAAAACCAACAGAAGTGTACAACTTACACATAGAAAATGATCATAATTATATTGTCGAAGGAGCTGTTGTGGCAAATTGCCACATGGCCAAAGCCGACGCACTCAAGAT